GAAGGCGGCCGTGGCCGGCGGCGCGACGACCGACTCGACCTGGGCCGCGCCCCTCGTCGTCTACCAGAACCTGCAGCAGGAGTTCATCGAGCTGCTGCGCCCGAGGACCATCATCGGTCGTATCCCCGGCATTCGCCAGGTGCCTTTCAACATCAAGGTGCCGCGCGAGACCGGTGAAACGACCGCCTACTGGGTCGGCCAGGGTTCGCCCAAGCCGGTCAGCAGGGGCGCGCTCGACACCGTGACGCTCGACTTCAACAAGGTTGCGGGCCTTACCTTCATGACGAAGGAACTGCTCCGCTTCTCGGCGCCGAGCGCTGAAACCATGATGATCAACTCGCTGACCAAGGCGATCATCAAGCTCACCGACAACGACTTCCTGGATCCGTCCAAGGCGGTCGCGACCGGTGTATCGCCGGCATCCATCACGAACGGCGCAACGTCGATCACGGCGACCGGCGTCACCGCCGATGCGTTCCGTGCCGACTTCGCCGATCTGCTGGCGGCCTACACGGCCAACAACTTCTCGTTGGACGATCTGGTCATCGTGATGAGCCAGAGCCAGGCGCTTCGTCTGAGCCTTCTGGTCACCTCGCTCGGCGCGCCGGCGTTCCCGAACATCACCAAGGATGGCGGCTACGTCTATGGCGTTCCGGTCATCACGTCGGAGAACGTCGCCGCCAATGGCGGTTCGCCGGCCGATGGCCGCATCATCGTTGCCCTGGCTGCGAACAGCATCCTGATGGCCGACGATGGCGGTGTCGAGGTCAACATCTCGACCGAGGCGTCGATCCAGACCGACGACGCGCCGGACTCGCCGCAGACCGCTTCGACGACGCTGGTATCGATGTTCCAGACCAACCAGGTGGCGATCCTGTGCGAGCGTTTCATCACCTGGCAGAAGGCCCGTTCCGGCGCCGCGGTCTACATCACCGGCGGCAACTACGGCAACTAAGCCGAACACCATCAACCCGCCGGGCTTCTGCTCGGCGGGCTTTCTCTTGTGAGGTGACCAATGGTTCAGATGCTTGCGCTTCAAAGGGTCTATGTCTTCAGCCAGCGGAAGGAGTACCCGGAAGG